TTGTTTAGTTGCTTACGTTTTTGAGAGCCACCATGACCATCCCAACAAACTACAACCTCATCTGGGCTGAACTTATTACAGGTTTTCTGTAGTGATTTTAGAAATCCAATGCAGCCACCAATTGGATTACCGTGTTTATCCATTGTAGGATTAACTATGTATGACCTAATAAACATGTTTAGGCCATCAATCAACATTACTGTGCTCATTTGTCCTCCAGGATTATATATGTACACTTGTCTTTAGGATAATGAAACTCAATGTTGCCCTTTTCATTTGTGAAAACAATTTTTTCTGGTCTTTCTTCAATAAGATAACCTACGAATTCGCCATTCTTATGGGTCACTTTTATCTTCTTCATTTTGTCCTCCTATAGATAATGTAACATGATCAGGTGATTTGTCAAGTAGAAACAATAAAAAAAACCCCCAAGGCATAAAGCCAAGGGGGCCAAAAGGAGGTTAATATGAATAACAACATATTATTAATCACCCGAGGATGATCATTCATCAATACCAAAGTTAATACCTTCAGTATCGAATTTCTTAATGATCTCATCGTCCATAATGTCAAAGACAGTTTGTTTGAACGAAGGATCTTGAAGTTTTGTGGTCCAATTGGCTGACCTAAACTTCGTCTCATTACCTTGCGAGTCTTTCAGATAACACCAACCGCCGCCAACTCTGTATCGGTCGGTACCAGAAGCCTTGATGGCCTCCAGCCAAGATTCTTCATCTTGTATCCTAACCTCGTCACCCCAAAGAATTTTGAAGCCACAGGTTCGACCCTCAGATCCGAATCGAGATTTCTCAATCTTGACCTTCACTTCAGAGCCTTTTCTTACACCTGACTCGTCAGTAACATATGCGGCTTTCGCCTTTCGTTTGGTGAGCCAAATTCGTAATGAGGAAAAGTATTCAATAGCCTTACCGCCGGGAGCGATGTATGGAGTTGTCATGGCCTCAGCAACATTACTGGTAATGTTTGTCTTCAACTGATTGATGAGCAACAGCGTACACTGCTGATTTGCGAGGGGAACGGTAAGTTTTGGAAAAGCACGAGCAAAAATGCGAGGCTTTACTGCCATTGAACTTTGAGGGTTGAAGTTTCCCTCTAGTTCCTTTTCAGAACTAGTTGCCGCAATAGAATCCCAAATAAACAAGAATTGGTTATCCGGATAATCTGACATTAACATTTCAATTGTTTCCAGAGTTTTCTCTACTGAGACAGCCTGAACATACATAAAGTCATCATTTACGTTTATCCCTGCTTGCTCTAGAAACAGTGGGTCAATTGCAGACTCAGCATCAAAGTACACAACAAAGTGCCCCATCTGTTGAGCATTTGCGGCAATTTGGCAAGCCATGTAAGACTTACCGGCAGAAGATAGACCAGCGATTTCGATAATCTTGCCTACTGGAATACCAGCAAGTTTTCCTCTGCAGACGATTGAATCCAACCAACGAGAACCAGTGGGAATCCACTCGGTTACTGCTGTAGGATTATCCTCGTTAAGATCATGGGCAACATCCATGCCCACAGATTTATTGATCCTTTTTTTCATGGCTGATAGATCAATTTTTCCAGCCCTAGATGACATTTTTAGCACACTCCCCATTGAACCTCCCTAATGTTATTCTGCTTCTTCAGTCTCTTCTGTAGTTTCTTCGGTTTCTTCAGATTCCTCTGACTCCTCTGATTCTTCAGATTCTGTCTCTTCGGTTTCCTCAGTTTCTTCAACTACTTCTTCTACTGGTTCAGCAGAATCTTCCTCTTTCTCACCACAAGCAAGAAGGGAACTTAGAATAATTACATATTTCATTTTTGTTTTTTCCTTTGTTTTAAAAAATGTGCCATCCCTTTTTTCCAACCAAGGGCGGATGGCTTTCCCTCAACACAACACAGGAGGACTATGACTTAATCATCATTATTCATGAAATTCTTAAAAGCCTCGTCGATGCCCGATGTTTTCTGTGAGTACTTAGAAGTCTCTCTTGATCGACTTTCGGAGGACGAATCGGAGGACAAGTAGTCATCAAGTAGAGCCTGTACATCATCTGCATTCTTTTTATCGAATAGTGTATCGATTTCAGGAATGGAACTCAGCAGTTCAGCACAATCGGCGACTGCATCGTCACAGAGAACGCTTGGGCGCCGACGAGGTTTAAGAGTGGTCTTCGGGAAAGAACCTGGTGTTCCTGGTACATGATAGTTGAGAACAATGTCAGTTCCGGTTTCAGGATCTGTAACGTCTCCGTAATCAGGGTCAAGAACGTAACCCAAAAGGGTTTCATAGGCAGTCTTTCCATAAGACCAAATTTTTACACCCTCAGTCTCTTTACCGCGAACAAGAATAGGTGAATAGTAACGCTTACGAACAAATAGTTTCTTTGCTTCTTGCTTCAGTGTTCCATCATCATTTTGAACACCATCACGCCAGAGTTTAGATGCGAATTCACAGATTGCGCAATCATCTCCGTCATTCTTCTTAGGACAGTAAATGCCAGGGTTTCTTCCAACATTATAGTGGAAATGAAATTCTTTGAACGGGTCGCCATCTTCTGTTGGGAGAATTCTAATTGATTGATCTCCCTCGGATGGTCTCCATTTAAAGTCATTCTTTTTGTTAGTTGATGTGCCGTTTTTAGATGCATTTAGTTTAGCACGCATCGCTTCTAGATTAATAGCCATGTTTGTCTCCTTATAGTTGCTATTTTTTTGTGTTTAATCACTAAGGTACGCAGGGTTTCAACCTTACGTCCATATATAATATAACATATTTTGGATGTGTTGTCAAGTAAAAAAGTTAAGATTTTTTAATCTAATTCATGATCATCGACGTATTTGTATCCACCTTTACCATCTGATACTTTATGGTAGGCATCATCTCCGCTCCACCCTTGCTCATCTGTTTGGTAAGATTCTTTGACAGGACGACCTTTATATGTTTTTTGCTTTTTACTCATGTTATCTCCGTGGTTAAAAATTGAAGGTTTTTTGTGTGAGAAACCAGCAAAACTCGAGAACGTTAGCCGCGTGTAATGGTGACTTGTCGGTGACCAGTTCGGATAGTGCCAATTTGACGATTGAAGTTAATGGTTCGGAAACCATTATTATCAACATCCCACACTAGTTCCAGACCAGGTGCCATAGTTCGTGGCTTTGCAAATGAACTAACAAATTGTTGCGGAAGATCCGAAAAACTAATGTAGTTCATAGTACGTTGGGTTCCGTCAGCCTTAGTAAAGGTTACGGTGTTTACTCGAAATTGGTTTGTAATGCTCATTGTTGACTCCTTTGTTTGTTAATGAGTGTTGCGTGATTTGAATCACATTTATAATGTAACATGTTTACTTGTTGTTGTCAAGGATTTTTTTTTACTTTTCTTGTAAAAAGTGAGTGAAGTGCTTCACATAAAAATGAGTATCATGTGGAGTTTCATACACTGCGAACGATGTTTCTCTTTCTAACTCTTTGTTGACATAGGCCATCTCTTTGATGGTAGGAATTAGTTCATCATTAGTTTCTAGATCATCATTGCTCACATTTATAATGTAACACGTCTCTGTAATGTTGTCAAGCGGAAAGAATAACTTTTCTTTATTTTCTCCAAGAAATCCCATACCAAGTGTCGTGATTCTCGAAACTTCTCTCGGCGTATGATGTTCTCCAAATATTGGCTCAACATTTTTACAGAAGTTATTCATGTGTATGGCTGAATAGTAATAGTGGTTTGCTTTGTCATAATAATCCTTAATTGAACCGTGACCAAAGTTTTCCAATGTTAGTTCGTTATCAAACATAATCATTTCATCAATCATACCAGACCGTGTAAATTCTTGCAGAACATTAAAGTGTACTCGGTTTCTTTTCTTGGCATCCGAAGATAGATAATCCAACTCGGCAGTTATGTAACAAACAGTCGTTCTAAGGCTCTTGAGAGGCTCTAAAACGCGCAGAATAGCACCAGACACCTTACCACTACCGCAAGTAATTACAAGGGCCTCAGAGTGCTTTTTCAGCCATGTTTTGGGTGGGCTATATTCTATCTCGTCATATTCTTCAACTGTATTGCATTTCTTAATACCTTTACCCTCGTCCAAAAGAACAACTTGGTATGTCTTGTGTTGCTTGAAGAGTTTTGCAACAGCACAGCCGGCTTTACCCAGTCCGATAATTACCATTATGTTTCCTCCGTCAACTTCTGGTAACGCTCTACCAACCTCTTCACTCCCGTTGGGTTCCACTTTGCCTTTCCTCGTGGAGTGGGGATTTTAGCAGCCATCAAGCATTGGGCAATCTTTGGGAGTGATTTTCCTTGGCTGCGTAGTAAGGCAGCATACTCACCGTGCTTCATCGCGTGTCTATTTGCTGCTTCTATCTTTCCTCTCACCAAGTCAGCAGGTGCGGATGGGTCTTTTGATCTGCCCCATCGAGCACGGAGGCTTGGGTCTCTTTCAAATGCCCTCTTTACTCCCTCTCTAGTCAAACGTCTATGTTCAAGACCTTTTGAGTCTCTTCCATGTGCTCTACAATGACACGAGTAACACAAAGGAATTGTTTTTGTTCCTCCGCGACTTCTTGGGACAACGTGATGCTCGTTAAGATCTTCTGTTGTTCCGCATTCAAAACATTGCTTTACCATTGTAGTTTCTCCATGTTACCTAAATCTCTTCCGATGTGAACAGAGGACATAAAATGTCCGAGTTTTGTGTCCTCAAAGATTTCTTTCAACTGAGGGATGATTTGGCGGTCTTCAAAGGACAAATCAACAATAACGCAGTCGTGAACCGTAAAGGCTACGTGTGATTTGGTGCCGATAAGGAACTTGTTTATCTTATTTACGCGATCCATGCAGTTATCACTCGAAGTTGATTGCAATAGATAGTTGAGAGCATGAAACTCCCCACACTCTATTTCTCTACCCATGGGTGTGTGTATACTTCCTTCTCTATAATACTCTCCAAGAACTTTTTCTCGACTGTAGAAATCTGATTGAATGGCTTTTGATCCTCTGTTATAGAGCCAAGCAAAGAAACGAGTTTTAGCCTCTTCTCTAGTGGCCCCTTCAAATATTTCTTTTTGGTTGAACTCATGTATGTCTCCTTTAGGTTGTTCTTGTCCCGATAACGAGATTAAGGTGCGAATTTCGGCAGCATTGAAATCCAACTCGATAAACACATCATTTGTTGGTCTCACAATGTCTTTTAGTTCCGTTTTTACGTTCATTATTGGAAATGAACCCGGCTTGGTTGTCAATCGGCCTGTAACCGAGCCAAATAAGTCATAATTTACATAAATATCTTGTTGTTCTCCAAAGTTTTTCCAAAGGGTGCGTGCCTTGAAGTCTGTGTTCTTGTAGTTGTACAATTTATGCTTATTTATGTTAAGTTTTCTTGACGAAATGTCTTGTATTGTTTCGTAAGTATCATGAAGATGCCGATAGTTACTTGGCTTCTCGCTATTTTCCATAATCCACTCACAAATCTCATTCCGGCATTCATAATAATGCTGAAGATGCTTGTCGGGAACTAAATCATAAAAGCAAACATCGGACAAGTTAACTGATGCCTTACGGAATGAGTTAAAATGAGCCTTGATGCGCTTTTCTGATGTTTCATAACGATATTTTAAGTGTTCTGGGCAGATTTCGCTTAAATTCTTGCCCTGCACCCACAAATAAAAATATGTAATGTCTTTTTGACTGAGTTTTTCATTGTAATTCCAAGTATGTGATAGTTGTTTAGGTAGTTTGTCATAATAAAAATTACCATTAGCGTAAACTGCAAAGCATTCACGCTTGTCGTCCATGACCTGAAAGATCATTGTGCCTCCAAAATTTCATCGTCAGTTACATTATAACACGTTATGAACGTCTGTCAAGTCTTTTCTCAAACTTTTTTCGATAATAATTTAAACTTCCATCTTTCTGATTGTAATTTGCCCTAAACTGATCATCAATGTATCTCATTGCTTTTTCATTGTCAACTTTTAATATTCTAATTGCATTATTCTTTATGACATTTAGTCTACTATCATTGAATGGTTTTCTTTCTTCTATATTTCTTAAATCTATATATAATTTATATAATATATTATTATTAATATTATTAATAGGGGTTCTTCTCCGGAATGTCGCCCTGGTTTTGTCAGAACAAGTTTGCAAAATCTTTTTTCTTGGATTTAAGTTGACAAATGAGTTAT